GGTTGTTCATGCACCAGTCGTATTTTCCAAATTGGATGTGGTCAAAAGTCGGCGCAGGATAGGTGTAGAGAGTGGGTGGTCGGTGTGTCCGTGTAACGATGTTAGGGATGCTACTGCGCCGATTTGCATGGATTATTACGTCGATCAGGTGGAGCGATTGGTTCTGCCGTTGTTGGGGTGATTTGATGAGCGCACATGTCAGTAACAATTCAGGGAACAACGAATGGTACACCCCCCCAAGGTTTATAGAATCCGCTCGCTGTGTAATGGGTGTTATTGATGTTGACCCTGCCTCTAACGATGTTGCTCAAAGAACAGTGAACGCGTCTCGTTACTACACGAAAGAAAGATCAGGATTGGATGTTAGATGGGATGGTAAGGTTTGGATGAACCCACCGTATTCGGCGTCACTGATTAAACAATTTGCTGAGAAGTTGAAAGTGGAATGTCTGTTCGGCGGTGTCACAGGATTCTGTGTATTAACCAACAACGCTACGGAAACAAAATGGTTTTCGGATATTTTGAATGTTGCCGATGCTGTTTGTTTTCTAAACAAAAGGGTTAGGTTTTTAGACCCTGAAGGTAATGAAGGTGCTTCACCGTTACAGGGGCAAGTAGTGTTTTATCGAGGTAGTGAGATAAGTAAGTTTACGAGTGAGTTCTCGAAGTACGGACATATCGTTTTTACAAAAGTCGGCGCAGGATAGGTGTAGAGAGTGGGTGGTCGGTGTGTCCGTGTAACGACGTTCGTGACGCTGTGTTGCCAATCAATTATGACTACTACGTGGATCAGGTGGAGCGATTGGTTCTGCCGTTGTTGGGATGATTTTGATGTCGAAACCTCGCATCATCTCTTGGTTCTCCTGTGGTGCAGCTAGTGCTGTAGCTACGGTACTGGCAGCTATCCAATATGGTGAGATTGAGGCTGTCTATTGTCGTGTCGTTGAGGAACATGAAGACAATTTACGATTCCTTGACGATTTCACCAGAGTGTTCGGGATACCTGTCAAGACAATCTTGAATGAAAAATACCAAGGGTCGATCTACGATGTGTTCCTGAAGCGCGGATACATTAAACACGTAAAAGGTGGTGCTCCCTGCACGCAGGCACTCAAGAAAGATATGCGGAAAAAGTATCAGTTACCAACAGATATTCAAGTGTTCGGTTATACCGCTGAAGAACAGGGTCGCGCTGATAGGTTCCTCGATGCTAACAACGAGGTTAACGAGGACTTCATCTTGCTCAAGAACGGTGTGACCAAGCGCGACTGTCTGGAGATGATTTCGCACGCAGGTATTGAGTTACCTGTGATGTATAAACTCGGGTACCAGAACAACAACTGCATTGGTTGTGTGAAGGGGGGGATGGGGTATTGGAACCAGATCAGAAAAGACTTCCCAAATCATTTCAAACGCATGTCAGAACTAGAGAGATTCTTGGGTCATGCGATCAACAAAGATAAGACGGGGCCGATATATCTGGATGAACTAGACCCTACTAGGGGTCGGTTTAAGACCGATCAGCCTGGAGACTGTGGATTTACTTGTGAGAGTCCAAAAGTCGGCACTGGTGGAACGGCGGATTAACAACAAAGGAGAAGTGAAATGGACTTGCGTGAAGAATTGATCAGAACAACTAACAACCTCAACTATGAGTATGAAATATCCGAAGATCAGGAACGAACTATTTCTCGGTATGCCACCACAATCCGCAGACTCTGCGACATCATCACCAGTGAGTACCCTGAGTCAGATGATCGGTATGAGTTCGCTATGAACTGTTTAACTGATGTGGGAGAAGAGTGATGTCACAAACACCTAAGCGTCGTGGTCGTCCGCCGAAGATACCGAAACTGCATAGTGATCTGAACAATTACTATCTTGCGAATCCTGATGATCTGAAACGCGACCTTGAACGGTTTTGTTCTCCTGTGTCAGCAAAGCAGATAGGAGGCACCCATTACACCAGCAAGACTATTCAACCTTGGGACGCAATGAGTGAATGGATGTCCAAAGAGGAGTTCGTCGGGTTCCTCCGAGGCAATGCCATCAAGTACCTCGCACGCTGCAACGAGAAAGGTGGTGTCGAGGATGTGAAGAAGGCACAACACTACATTGAGAAGTTGATCGAGGTGTTAGATGCTTGAGAAACAGATCGAAGAGAAGGTCTGCACCTACGCCAAAGAAAAGGGCTTTCTCGTATACAAATTCACCAGTCCAGCACGAGCCGCAGTTCCGGACAGAATGTTTGTTAAGAACGGTCAGGTATTCTTCACAGAGTTCAAACGAGGTGGGGAGAAACCTACACCACCACAGGAGCGTGAACACAAGCGGCTACGCGATGCAGGGATCACTGTCTACGTCATCGACAACGTGGAAGATGGGAAGAGGATGATTGATAATCATGCGTAAAGGAAGAGATATAACAGGACAGCAATTTGGAACATTAACGGTTATGGAATTATCCCCAATTAGAAGTCGGCACGGTCAAAGACAATGGGTTTGTCAATGTTCATGTGGAAATGTAACAACGATTCTACAACACTCGTTGGTCACCGGGAATACTACAAAATGTGACAATCACATTCCGAATCTTTTAATAGGTAAAAGATTTACTCGGTTGACTGTCTTATCTTTCGTTAAAAGATTAAGAACTTATTGCACTTGTATTTGCGACTGTGGGAACATTATCACCACGGTAGCAAGTAACTTAACGACCGAAACAACTAGGTCGTGCGGGTGTTTGCAGAAAGAATCAATGTCTGCTATTTCAAAACTGCATAGCACAGTACACGGACACAATAAGAAAAACCACCAGACAGGGACTCACAAATCATGGTCAGCGATGATGAGTAGATGTTTTTGCAAGACTGCTGCCGATTATCCAAGATACGGTGGTGCAGGAATAACGGTTTGTGAACGGTGGTACAAATATGAAAATTTTTATGCCGATATGGGTGATAGACCTGAAGGTAAATCCATAGATCGTATTAACGTCTACGGAAATTATGAACCATCCAACTGTAGGTGGGCTACCGGTTCAGAACAGCAACGAAATAGAAGAGATAATCAAGGGAGATGGTGATGCGTTCTCTTGATGATTTATGGGAGTATCAGCGTCGCGCCATCAACTTTCAATGCACCCATCCCTACACGGCGCTCTGGCTCTGTCCCGGCTTGGGGAAGACAGGTACTACTCTCACCAGTATCGCGCACCTGTTGAACGTAGGATTCCTGAAGGCCGTACTCATCATCGCCCCTATCCGGGTCTGTCGTCTAGTCTGGCGCCAGGAAGCACTTAAATGGTCACAAACCAAACATCTGACGTTCAACATGATCATGGGGACGAAGGATCAGCGTATCCGCGCGTTGATGAAACCTGCAAACGTGTATGTCACCAACTTCGAGAATCTGAAGTGGCTCTCGGAAACGCTCCAGACATACTATCTCAGCAAGGACAAACCATTGCCATTTGATGGGGTGGTATTCGACGAACACTCGAAAATGAAGACGAGCACCACGGATCGCGTAAGGGCGTTTCTCAAGGTACTACCTCATTTTAAGTGGCGCACGGGGCTTACGGGTTCCCCAGCATCCAATGGGTACAAAGACCTCCACGGTCAATTCCTTGTGCTCGATGGTGGGCAGCGTCTCGGTACGAGCAAAACCGAATTTGAACGTCGCTTCTACAAGAAAGCCGGACCCTACAAGACCGTACCACTTCCGCAAACCGAGGAGACGATCAAGAATCTTATTGGTGACATTACTCTCACCATGTCCGCCGATGAATACCTCAAGCTCCCAGACTTGATCGTCAATAACGTCGAAGTGGAGTTGCCCGACGACGTTCGAGCACTCTATGACAAATTGGAAGAGGAATACTTCGTCACCCTGGACACGGGGCAAGATGTCGAAGTGTTCAATGCCGCGTCGCTCACCAACAAGTTGCTTCAATTTTCGAACGGTGCAACCTACCCCGTCGCCGGGATGCCTCTATGGGAACGAGTCCATGACGCCAAGCTCGACGCGATGGAGGACATTATCGAAGAAGCAGCAGGGCAACAGGTGTTGTGTTTCTACGCTTACCGCAGCGACGCTGAACGGATCATGGCGAAGTTCAAGGAACTCGACCCGATCAATTTGACAGAGTGCAAATCCGAAAGCGCACTCAGGAACGCAATGCACCGTTGGCAAACGAACGATTGTCGCTTAATGATATGCCACCCGGCTAGCGCAAGCCATGGGGTTGATGGACTGCAACATGCCGGCAACATTATCGTGTTTTTCGGTCTTACATGGAGCCTGGAGCTTTACGAACAGGGTATCGCTCGCCTGCGTCGTCAGGGGCAAGGTGCTCCGGTGTTTGTGCATCGGATCATCTCAATCAACACAATGGACCAAGCCCAAGCAATGGCGCTCGCTGACAAGGCCAACAATCAAACGGCCCTGCGAAACGCTGTGAAAAATTATCGGCAGCAGAAATCAAAAAATGTTTGACTTTTGCTCCAAGTTGCTGTATAGTGCAAATCATTGATCGGGGGGTACAAGATGAGTCAGATTATCGACACGGTTCTGAAAAGTTGGGCGTCTGTGAATGAGTGCATTCCTGGTCTCCGGGAAGATCAGTTGATGGAACTGATCCAATGGGAAGTTAAGAACAAGAAGCGCCCCGACATCGTTGAGAGACTGCACCAGCGGTATTCAAAACTGGTTGCCGCCAGGGAACGGGAAGAGTTGCTAATCCTGTGCGGTAAGGGAGACAAGTTGATATGAGCACGATCACGCACCGAATCGATCTGGGCGATCTTGGTGAAGTCGATCTGTTGATTGAGTACGAATACACCCCAGGCGCTCCGGGGAAGTGCTACGGTCCTCCTGAAGCCTGTTACCCACCGGAAGATGATGAGATTTCGTTCATCTCGGTGAAGCTGTGGGGGGAGTATCCAACAGGGCAGTTCTTCGAGAAGTTGGCGCAATTCCTGGAAGACGATGACGCGTTGGTCCAGAAGATCGTCCAGCAAGAACAAGAGAGGGATGATGAAGGAGATCAGGAATGATACTCCGCTGCTGGATGAACGGGTACACCAAAGAGATTAGCTTTGAAATCCCGTCGACTTACGGGAAAAAGGCTACGGATATTCGTAGTCTATGGTCCGAAGTTGTTCTCGCGGATGATTTGGCAAGGAAGTGTCTCGTTAGGTATTTCATGTCTGCTTCGGATACGCCCGAACGAATGTTTGGTAAGGCTATTTGGGCTAACCCCGATGCTGAAAAAGAAATACTTGAAGTTTTTGACGCCTTCAGTAAAGGAGAGTCGGAATGATCGTCACAACCAATGATCGATTTATCCTGATTACCTCTGCCATTCTCCGCCGTCTCGCCCGTGGCGATTTGTTGGTCGAGTATTACGACCATCACCCCGCCGCTCTGCTGCATCTGATGGAAGCTCTGACCTCCGGTGAGGATGTGTTGGTGCGGTCAGCGGTCAAGGAG